TATTGTGCATAAAATCGGCAGGTAGTAACAACCAAGTAGGCTTAAGTGCTGGCAAGTGTTCAAGTAGTGGTTGTAGCATCTCCCAACCAAATGGTGGATTAGTAATGATACAGTCACAATCATGTAAGTCACTCTTAGTTAGAAACAAGGCATTCTTCTGTAGTACATTATCTTCTTGTGGTTGTATATCACTAGACCATACACACTCTGCTGTACCACTGAAGCCTCTCACTAGATCACCAGCACCGTAGCAAGGCTCTGCATAGGAGTTACCTTTGATAAAAGGTGCAAGTGGTGGGAAAGCATTAGGATCACTCGTACGCCAAAAGTCTCTAGGTTGTGGTTCGTACGTTTCAAACTTACTCATATCAGATGATTCTCCATACTAATACTATAATGGAGTATACTAGTGCAATAGCCAGTAGAACACAAAGGCTAATCATACTAGTACCACACTAATTACAACAAGCATGTAGACAACACCAATAGCAAAACCTACGACAAGACCTTTCCTAATGATACTCATCCGTATGTCCTCCGTAGTGCCTCAATGCTGATAAACTGTGGATCAAATGTTCCTCCTTCAACATCTCTGAGTATAACTGCACCTCTCCACCACAAGTTGTTAAGGTTCCCAGCCCACCCACTTTTGTAGTCCTGATAGACACCAGCCACAAGTGCTTGAACCTTAGCACCACCAATAGTAGAGCGTACTGCGTAATCAACAAGATGGGAATGAGAGACCACACAAGAGGAGAAGTTCTTGTTAAGTAAACTAGCAGCGTGATTGTCACCACCAATAGGCCGACCCATAACACCTGAACACAAGAAATGAGCAAAGTTAATACCATCAGCGGCATAGATACTTGGTGTCGCCCCGTCATAATATTGAATAATGTTGTGATAATCTGCAAGGCAATAGTCCTTATACCCAATACCATACTTATTACCGCCAAGCTCAGGTTGTGCCTCTAGGACCTTCTTAAGTCGATGCTCGTGATTCCCCTCTAGGAACACTGACAATGGACGCTTCTTCTTAGCCTTACGGATAGGATGCCACATACGGTCTAGGAACTCTACACCAGCTTCAATGTCCTTCTCATATGATGCACCATGAAAGGATGCTTTACCCTTATCAAATGAACTAAGAGAGGGCATATCAAATGTATCACCCATGTTCATAACTACATCAGGTCGCTCATCTAGGATAAGTTTACCAATCCAGTCTGCTCGTTTGTTATCATGATCTTTATGAGCGTGTGGGTCTGGCAGGATTAGGTACTTTTTAGTCATCTTATTGTAGCTCCTCTTCATGTAGCATATAAGGTTTATCATCACTCAAGCAATGACTTTGGATTTTATACAACCAGTTAAAGTTATCAGAGTATAGACCAAAAGTATGGTCCACCTCACCATTGACTACAGCCGTGGTTATCATACAGAACTCATTACTACTGTCAGGCTCTAGGTGTGGACCAACTGATACTGCACGTATTTCAATCATTAGCTATTCCCATCATTATCGGTTCCGGTGTAGGACATCAGGGATAGAAATAGGCCAAGAACAACCGAGAATCTTAGGCCTCCCATGGTTGGTGTGACCCACTCCCATAAAATAAATGACCCAGTAGCGCAGACGATTAGTACAACCCCAATTGGTAAAAATAACATACTTAATGTACGAATAAACTTATCTCTAGTCATTAGCTATTCCTTTATCCATTGTTCAGGTATAAGCTTATCTGCAAACATAAACCCATTCTTAATACACCAGTCAGCACAACTAGTCTTAGACCCTTTGCCTATCTTAGATTTGCTACTACTGAATACGAACCTAATGTCAAGCTCAGGGTGTTGCTCTCTTACGAGTAAGTGCTTCGTCCTATCTACACCTAAGAACCTACCCTTGCTCTCAATGATGATACCGTTGGGTAGCTTGAAGTCAGGCGTATAAGTCTTGATTGGCACTTGATATTTAATCTTGAACTTCTCATACTCAAAGGGTACCGATAGAGCTTTCAGTTGTTCCGATATGTTGTCTTCTAACCCTGAGCGGTACCCATTCTTTATAGCTAAGGCTCTTGCTGATAATTTCAACCCTTTGGTTCCCATAGCTCATCCTTATCCCTTTGCAGCCACAACAGACGCCCATTCTCAAGTACACGCTCTGTTGAACCATCATAAGCACTTACACAAGCATCGTACAACTCTTGCTCAGTAGTAGCTCCCTCAAGCATCTTAGCGGATTTAACAGGGCCAATACCATACAGACCAATGATATTATCTACAGTGTCACCTGTCAGAATCTGGGAGTAGAAAAACACAGTACCCTCCCACTCTGTAGGTTTGTACCACTCTTTCCTATTAAAGAAGTAGTGCCAACAAGGCATCTGCAAGAAGTCTTTGTCTATCGTAGCTGTTATGCAATCATAGTTAAGTCTAGCAACGTGTGTAGCTATAGCATCATCAGCTTCACACCCGTCTACAACAATAGCTCCATACTCAGATACTAGGTAGTCACGTACTAGGTCCATATACTCAGGCTTATCCTTATCAACCCTATTAGCTTTGTACCCTGCTGTCTTAGCTACATCATGACGAAAGTTACCTTTACCAGTCAAATAGAAAGTATACTGACCTACATCAACAGATTGTGTGTTATGTTTGATGTAGTCCACAACATCCCTTGTTGCAGCAATCGCTGTAAATTCTGATGTAGAGTCCCTGCTGAGTGCTGCTCGGTATGCTACCACGTCTGCATCCACTAGAACCTGTTTGATTAGCCCTTGTGAAAATGGATTGTCTTCTCTGTGTGTATCAATCTTTGTCATAGTACTCCTTCAACCAACAATGGTGCAGCTACCGGAAACTGCTTCTTCAACTCTTCGTATACAGCCTGAGCTACAACACGTGTCTCAGCCTGTGTGTCACTGCTCAACCGTAGTTTACACATGTTAGCGAAGGCACCTAGTGTACCGCTCCATGTCCAGCTAGTCATGAGAGACTGAGGTAGCACCATCCTTGCCTGTTCCGGTGCGATACCAATACTAATCATCCACTTGTACCTTTCAAGAGCACTTACATTGAACCCATGGGTGCCAATACCTACACCTAGCCATTCAATAGGTTGAGTACTTATACCGTGCTCATCGTCAGTATACGCTACGCTACCCTGCTTAACATCAGCAGCAGCCTTACGCCATACATCAGGTGTATAGAACTCTACATCATCAGTGATATACCTACGTGAGTACTCACTCATGATAAGGTACTCATGCTTAACCAAGTGTCTCGCTACGAAGATTGGAGCCTTAACCTCAAAGGAAAAGAACCCGTGGTTGAACGGTGTATCATGAGTAGGTGTGTTTCGCCATTGCCACAGTAACTCAATTAGCTCCCCCTCATTATTACCTTGCGCAGCATAACCATATTGGTCCATATTACAGAGTTGAGTTTCTTTAACAAACTTATCAAAGTCAGCAGCAGTCATACCCCGTGCTAGGAACTCAAGCAATCGTTTGTCTTTGTCCTTGATCTTCTTTGTACAGTACCTATCTTTCTCATGCTGATTATAGCAAGCTGCGTCAGTTTCACTAAGTAGGTGTCCATTGGTCTTATAATAATCCCACTCACTGCGTCTACCAAAAGACTTACGTGCAGCGTTGACGATACCAAGGTCTGATCCTGTGGGTGGTACGTCAGGGTTTAGTTGTACAATAATCTGTGTCATTCTACTGTATCTCCATCTAATGTAGGTGAACTACAGATACTTACCATAGTTCACCTCCTATTGTCAACCTACATAGAGGACCAAGTCATTTGCCCTTGTTTTGTGGATACCCCTACTCTCTCATACTGAGTGTACCCAATAGCTCGTACACCATCGCTAAGGAAGTCCAGCAGTGCATATACATCCTCTACGTTATCCCGTGAGATAGTTACAGTCTGCATGTGTTGCATACCATCATCTTCATCTTCAACGTAAGTGAGTGTCACCTTAGCCATTATACCTATTACCCTTTGCTGTATTTCATACGAAGTTGGTCCCATTTGTGTAGCAGTTGGTCTGCGTCCTCTCCGTCACCATCGTTGAAAAGCCTATTCTTTACAAGAAGCATTACTACATCATCATACAAACCCTCGTACATAGCCTTGTAATCAGTTGCCTCCTTAGTAAAGCTCATTAGAACCGCACCTCACCACTAGAAATGTACTCCACAAAGTTAGTAACACCAACACTCTCAAGACGTACAATACGCTTTGCACCATTCTTGTAGATACTCAGCTTAACCTTGCCGCCAGAGCCATTGCCGATGTCCACTGCACTATCCCAATGTACTTGCTCACCAGCCTCTACAGTAGCATTGTAGTCTACTACGTTGGGTTCAGCAAAAGGTTTAGGCTCACCATCCTCATCAGTGAAAGGGCTGTCCCAAGGGCGTTTAGCGGTATAACGGTACAAACCATCCTCATCTGGACCTTTGAACATATCGTAACCCATTGACTTGTCAGGGATACCATCGGAAATCATCTGATCTTTAACCTCTTCAGTGATAACCATAGTCACCTTAGTCTGACCACCCTTAGATGCTACAGTACGACCTGCATCAGTATTATCATCACCCTTGTCCATGTTACGCTTGAATACTTGTGCGTACTCCATAAGTGCGTCATATACTTTGTACGTTGTTGATTTAGCCATTAGTTCTTCTCCTAAGTTGATTATTGATTTTCTGCCATAATATCTTGTGCGTTTTCGTATCCATCCCAATTATCTACACCAGCAGCTTCTAGTGCCAGTAGAAAATCTGAGTCCTCAACTAAGGAGTCATACTCTTTTTTAGGTATTGTGACCATATTATCTTCCATTAGTTCTTCTCCAATTTGTTTAATGCACACTTGCATATGATTTCCCAAAAGCACTTTCAGCACTAATAGGTACGTTTAAGTTAATCATCTCGTTTAGCTCATCAATACTCTTGTCAATAAGCTCACCGCACTCTTGTTGTCTACCCTCTTGAACTACTACAAGAAACTCATCATGATATTGCATTGCAACTGTCAGGCCCTTCTGCTTAGATAGGGCTAACCACTTGTCAAATACATACACACCAGTACCTTGGTTAAGAGTACTAAAGATGTCCTTTTCGTATCGTAGAGAGTACCAGAAACCACTTACAGGGTTATACAACCACATATCACCCTTGATCTTCTTAACCACTTGCTCATCAACTACTAGTCTTACAGCATGGTTACGTTCCCAGTATGCCTCAATTAGTGCTGAAGCTTCTGACCTAGACTTGCCCAAATCCCTAGCTAATGCAGCAGCACCAATTCCATAGATGCACGAGTAGTTAGCAGCTTTATAAGGTCCTCGCACATCTTTAACCCAAGGTGCATCGCCTTTGTTGTAGTTGTCGATATCTTCTTGAGTAACTGCACCTGCGAACTGAGCTAAGTCCAAATGCTCATCAAAGCCCTCTTTGCTCATCTCCTCAACGTATTCAGGATCATGACTAAACATATAGTGTCGCTTAGTTGTACTTTCAAGTGAGCTAAGGTCAGTACCACAAAAGACTTCTCCATCTGTTGCAATAAGGCAACCCCTAATCTCTTCTCCCCAAGCTACACCAACCTTAGGCATATTAGCGATAGGCTTCTTGTGCTTGAACCTAAGAGTATTAGTCAGGCCACCTACCTCAGACTTTACATATGCTTGTTGTGGTACATCAAAGGTATCACCTATCTTAACATAAGAGTTATCAATAAAGGCTTGGAACACCCCCATCCTATGTTGAATGATAGTTAGTCCCTCAAGTACAGCTACGTTAGGCTCCTTCTTAATCAGTCGAGTTACGCTACTGCATAGTTCACCCTTCTTTCTCACTTGT